TTGTTATTATTTGTCAACCTTTTTGCTTCGGTACACAAATAAAACTTCTTTGGACTTTGAGTTGTTGTTTGACTGCTTCCTCAATTTCGGGCAATCGTTGATTAGGAGGGTTCATTTTGGTTGCGTAGATTTCATGGATCGCATTTTGACAAGATGCCAAATCAGTGAACTCACCTTGAAAAACTGCAGGCATGCTCATAACTGCGAGTAGGATGTAGTTCATAGTTCACCTTTGACAATCAACGCAATACCCATTACAATGATGGGACTAGCAATAACCAAAAGATTAATCAATGCACCTGTGTTCATTGGTGTTCCTTATTTACGCAACGAATCAAAAACTTCATTCAAGTAGATGGATGCTTCGTCATGCTCCAAATAGAAGTCGGTAGTAGGATCGTAGTACTTTCCTTCTTTCGGATCATAATACAACACCTTACCTGAAGGATATGCAAACGGACCTTCAAGACCCTTACGGGGTTGATACGAATGTTTTGGAATGAAAGAAACGTAAGACATAAGTATTACCTTTAGGCAATATTGAGTTGAACTTGAAGACCTTCCCAAGTACCTGCAAGACCTACAGCACACTGGTCAGCGGCACCTGTACCCGAACGGGTGAACTCAAGCGCATCCAACGCTTTTTGAGTTGCGGCGTTACACTTAACAAAATCACCGACACCGTTGCGAATCTGTTTTGCGGTAGCATAGAATGATGCCTCACCGACATTAACACGGAAACGGGCAGACTGTTTGAAACGCTTAACTGACATACAAGCTCCTTTAATCAATCAATACAAGTATTATATACCCAAAACCATTTAATGTCAACCGTTTTATTCACATTCAGTGTGAACGATGGGGTCAAAGATGGGACCAACTAGTTCTTTTTTAGTGCATGTAGCAGGGACACTAGCATAAGTTTTGCAAACTGTATGCTTAACACTATAGTTGTACTCTTGGCGGGTACAAACTGACTTGGTTCCGGGGAAAGTTTCTAATACAGTTTCAGTGCCCAAGACCTTGTTAAACATAGCAAGAATAATTGCACCACCTACAAACAGAGCCAAACTACCAAACAAGTACCAAACCCAATTGGGTGTGAAACTGTACATTTTGGTCATTTCGAGTCCTTTTCTTAACTGTCTATGAGATATATTATATACCCAAACCCATTTATTGTCAACCTTTTTCACCCCCGCTGTAAACCACTATTCATGCGGCTTCTAGGGGTATGACCGTTTTATCCACAAAAAAGCCCCAAAATCGGGGCTTTTTGTATGCAGTATTAAGTACTACTTTTTGATTCTAAGAATCCTTGGATAACATCCTGTTCGCTCTGGGTTAGCATTTCAGGATCGTATTCACCTGTAGCCAACTTGTCTACTAAGAATTGAACGTATTCGTTTGCGCTCAAATATGTATCAGTAGTTTCCTTGTTGACTTCAATCCATTTACGACCATTGAACTTAAAAAGTCTGTGTGGCATAAAATCAGTTCTAACAAACATGCTTCCAAACATTGCTTGCTGTGGGAAGTTTGTTCCGAAGTTTGTATCAATGTCATCTGGCAAGATTGCAAACAAATCAGGTCTGATTGTTTGTAATACACGCTCGTGCATTTTTTTACCTTCGAACTCTATGTAACCACCGTCAAGTTTTTTGAATGGTTCTTCTGTGATTCCTTCAGTCTCTAGTTCGCTCGGTGGAGTAACATAATCACCCGGACGTTCTACATCATCAATACCCATTGCAAGAATTTGTGGTTCAGGGTTCGGAGATAACGACGGTACCTCAGCGACTGGTTCTTCCTGAACTACAACTTCTTTAACTTCTTCTTTCTGAGAAACCATTGGAGTCAAGTTTTCAAAATGCTTGAAAGGTTGATTCAAATATGGATGCTTATCTGCAATAGGACCTTCTTCTTCGACTTTTACTTCTTCAACGAAGGGTTCTTCTACTACTCTTGCTTCTTGTAACTCATGGTTGATTTCAGTGTAATCTTCGATTTCTTCTAAAGTTGGCTTCTCACCTACGTCAGCAACCCATGCGTCAGGTTTGTGACCTTCTAAGTCAGCCATTACCTTTTCATGTTCAACTTGTTCTTTGAGTTTAGATTCTTCTTCAATGTTTTCGTCCCATTCTTTTGACTGGTTAGCCGCAACAACTAACACAAGTGCTAATGGGTCAAACACAGCGACTAACATTATGATTACCCAACGAACAGCGGCTTCCAGCATATTCGCATCAGCATTGTCACCGTAAATCAATGCGGCGATGTACTTGATAGGACCTACTTCTGCTTCAATCTTTCTAGTTTCGGCGGCAAGCGGAGCACGTTCTTCATTGAGTCTTTGAATCTCTTTGTTTGCGTTTTCAATGTCTTTTTGTAGTGAGGCACGTTCTTTGGCTTGTTGTTTGCGAATTGCAACTGAACGCTCGACAGATTTTTCACTGTCACCCTTAGTCATAATGTCGTTAACTTGTTGGTCCATTTGAGCCAACATACTCTTACTAGACTTTACAATATCTTTTTGAATACTAATCTTTTCATCGTATAAGGACACTTTAGCAACTGCGTCACCTGATACAATGCCTTGATCCATGTGTGCTTTAGACAAGAACCCAAAGATACCCATAGATGTTAGTACAGCTAAGAAGAACACAGCAGGAACCAAATAAAGTTTCATTATAATTGAACAACGATACCAATATTTGCGTAGCCAAACTGTTGTAACAATCTTACCTAATTCTAATGCGGAACCCATAATGATAATGGGAATAACCGCACCTGCAAAGATAGCGGTTAAACCTACGATTGAGTACCATGCGGCGATGGTACTCAATGTTAATGCTACTAATAATGTAGCGTTACTAAATGTAAATATTTTTCGGAACATGTAGTATTTATGAACTTTCTTCGTCATCTTCAAACATAGCGTCTATCTCAGCCATGCGTTTTGCCCGTTCTTCTTCTTCCTGTTTACCATACTCAGTGAGAGTAATTTGACTATCACACATTGGACATACATCTTTAGTATCGTGCCATTCAGCACAATCATCTGGCAAGATTTCACCCTGTCCATCAGTATACGCAGTACGAGTTTCCCAAGACTTGCCCTCCCAACGACACTTAGTACACTTGTGTGTAGCAGGTGGTTCTTCTGGTTCTGTATGCCAACTATCTTCATCGCCTAATTCGTAGGTAACATCGTATCCACCTTTACGGTCAGTCCAGCAATCATCGTATTGAAAGTCCCATTCAATCTCAACATCATTTTCCCATGCGTCATTGATAACATCTTCAACAGATACATTACCGTTTTCAATCTCTTTCAATAGAGCATCGATTTCATCGTTCTCCATATCAGGGTAAATCTCACTCAACAAACTTTCATCAAGTTCGATTGCATACTGGCGGTCATGTTGATGCCATTCGTGTTTTACTATTGTAACCATACTAACTCCTGCTTATATTAAGAAACCTATCAACAAACCTATGTTGAAACTAATCATACACACTATTGCTAAAAAAAGCAAGTAGAAAAGGTGATTATCAATAATTTTTTCGAACCAATTGTACCTTTCCAAGTAGGCATTCTCTCGTGCTAAGAGTTCTGCCTCTTGAATTTCCCAAGGTTTCACTTGTGTTCCTCAGTTAGTCCGCGCCATTGAACAACTATATTTTCAGTCTTCCACTTTGTACCATCGAACTCAACAAAATCCATGTTATCAAATGGCCAAGCTACTGCTTCTGTACGTTTGAACAAGCATTCATACGCACCATTTCTAACTGGATTGATTTCAACTGGATACCAATCTGTTCGAGGTAGAGGTTTATCTTCTGGCTCACGAACTTCAACAAAGTCAAAATCTTCTTCCAAGCCTAGTTCTTCTTCACCACCAATGATAATCCATTTAGTCTCTCCCCACTTACCTGTAGTAGAGTAATCATTGTCATACAACTCTTCACCATCATATTCAATAGTAGTCAACATCATCCAACCATCCATATCTTGGTAGTTGATTTTTAGTTTGCTAGGATCGAATGGTTGGGTGAATCGTTCAGTGCAACCAAAGAATGTACCTTTTTCTCCTTGACCGTGCCAAATAAGCACATCACCTTTTTTGCAAGAATGCTCAGGATAAAACTCAGCCGTTTCTTCGACTTCTGCACCGTTATCTTCAATGTCACTTGGATCAAGTGATGTTTTAAAAATCTCATTACCATGTTCGTCGGTAATAGATAACCAAGTACCACCGTCCATTGTTGCACCTGCGGCACAATCAACTTCATCACCTTCATACGGTTCGCCTGGTGGGAAAGGTTGCATATCTTCTGGAACGTTTTGTTCGTTGTCCCAAGAGCTTGCGTAATCTTCAAGGTCGATATCGTTTTCTTTAAAATACTTATACTGTTCTTTTGTAGCACGAAGGAAACGACTATCCCCGCCGTAGCCCCAAACTGAAAATGTATAGTCTTGTGGGGTGAACTTTAGAATGTCAAAGATTTTAGCCTTTTCTTCCATTGTTTGTTTGTTATTTTCGTTTGCTGTACTCATTTTCGATTTCCTTACCTAAGTTTAAAATTCGCCATGCTACATAGAACATAGGCACACCTACAATCACTGCACAAATATAGTTTACAATTGGATCATTTGTCATTCTTCAACTCCGAAATGTTCTTTAATCAAATACCACGCTTCGTGTGTAGCATCTAACCCATCCGCACCACGAGCAACTGTCATACATTCCCGAACAATCAACTCGGCGAACTTTTCCATATTTTCAGTAATGGGCAGGTGTTCTAGTTTAGCAGTATAAATCCCAGTACTATCTAAACTAAATCCAGACTTCTTGGCAAGTTCTCTAATTCGTTCGTTCATACATTGTTCCTTCCAATACGACTGTAGCCCAATTTGGCTACTGTTTCCTTATCTAACACCCGTGGTGTTTTTAATATCGTTGGCTTTCTGGGCCAATATCTTGTATCTACAGTTTCGCTAGTTAGTTCATATCTAAAGTCTGGGTCATATACCATAGCACCATCTGAACGGTATGCTGGGTTGCCGTCTCTATAACGAAATATTACACCACGACACATACAAAATGACCAACCTTTGTCAGTCCACACAGGACCGTTGACTGTACCAATGTATCGGACAACATTGCCCTTGTACATTTCGTCAACAGCTTCGTGCCAGTTCATTACCAGCACCACCAGAATACAACAGGGTGACCACCATGCACTTCATCTTTAGGGAAATGCTCTTTCACTACCTTACGCATAGCAGTTACTAAATCATCTGTCCAGTTAGGATCAGTGTGATTATACTGACGATAGATTTGGTTAGCCCATTCACGCAACCGTTCTGTATACCAAGACCATTCTTCGTCATCATCAGCATCATTGAACCAAACATTTTGATAACTGTCGTTATGTAGTCGCTCACCCCACATCTCAACATAGGCATGCCAGTAGTTTCGATAGTCCCGTGATTCACTAACACTGACCCACTTACCGTCTAGAAACGAACCACCGTGCAAGTCATCTAATGGGTCGATTCCTTTGGCAACGAGTAATTCGTTTAAGTTGGTCCGAAGAACAGGCTCAACATCTTCTTGCCAATCGTATGTTTCAATAGTTTGTGTTTTCATTCTTCACTCCTAATAATTCTTTGATTAGGGTCTTTTTATCTTCTGTTGACATACCATCAACTCCGAAATGATTTACAATTTCATTTACGATGGCATCTTCATCGGGGGCAAACCTACATTGTCTGACAATATCACAACATTCCTTAACAATCAACTCGGCGAATTTTTCAGCAACCAATTCATCTGTGCGATATTTGCCGTGTCCAAAATGAGTATATGTTTCTTGGAGTAGTTCTCGAATTCGTTCGTTCATTCTTCAACTCCGAAATGTTTTAAAACAAACTTTCCAGCAGGCTGGTAACGATGTTGTGAATTGATTGTTGCAATCTCAGCACATTCTCTCACAAGCAACTCGGCGAACTTTTCGAACTCATTCAGTTTTGAAACTTCAACAAAGAAAGAATCATCACTGACTTTTTGGTTGATAGACATTGCCTGAAATGCAAGTTTTCTAATTCGTTCGTTCATTCTTCAACTCCGAAATGTTTTTGCAGGGCTTCAAGATAGTTGTCAGTGCCCATGTGCAAGTTACCATTGTCAATCTTACTATAAATTCCGGCACATTCCCCTACAATCAACTCGGCAAACTTTTGAATGTTGTCATTCCATAGTTCGCTGTATTCTCGTTGTTGCATTGGATTACTCATTAGATTATGAATGGATGTTTTACCACCTGCACGTTTAAAAAGTTCTCTAATTCGTTCGTTCATTTATCGTCCCTAAATCTCACAAAGCGAGGAAAACGCAAACTGTATGTCCCATCTTGATTTTGTGTAATCACATCACACAAGATTTCAGCAGTGCGCCCAATAATGAAATTACTATCACGCCAGTAAGTATCTCTATCATCGTCACTAAAGCCACTACCAACATTGACTGTAATTTCCTTTCCGTCGTCAACTCCGTTGCACACAAGTGCTCCCAAGCGTCCTTGATTTCGTCCAGTACCTTCTTCAACACCGATAACCTCCAAGTCAACAGTAATTGTAGGCTTCCATTTCATCCAATCAGTGCTACGCTTGCACTGATATGGGGCTTCCATTTCTTTAATCATAATGCCTTCGAACCCTGCGTTTACATTGTCTTTAGCATATCTCATTAGTTGATCCTTGCCTGCGGCTGTGTCTAAGTCAACCATGATGTGCGGCAACAATTCAACGTTAGGCATGTTGTCAACAACAGGACGCATAGCATCAAGCAAAGCAATACGCTTACGCAACTGGGCGTTCCAATGACCACGACGGAAGTCGTCAAGTGGAATAATGTCAAAGACATTGAACACTGAATCCTCAGCTTGAACGTCACTCTTGCGGCGTGCTTGACGCATTAGTTCTTGGAATGTATTACCAATAACTTCACCGTCGAGTACATAACCATTGACGAGACTGCGGCTTTGGTCGATGCCATTACAAGAACGAATTATTTTTACGAAATTTTTACGCAACTGGTCTTCAATATGACCAAAGTTATCAAACTGTTTGCCATTGCGGCTGAAACAAATTGTAGTTATTTCCCCGTCATCACTTGGAATGAGCATAAACAAAGCACGAACACCATCTAGTTTAGGCTCAAGACGTTTAGTACCCTTCATTTCAGGGCGACCTTCACTGTTGGTTGCTAGTTGGCAACCAAAGATTGGAATTTCGTAGTCTGTCTTTTTACAGATTTTATTGATTGTAGTACTAGAGATACCTGCCCGCATATCTCTGCGTAGCACTGGAGCCAAGAACGTGTTCCATTCTTCTGAATCGAAACGTTCCATCAATGATTGAATTGCGTCACGTGCCGCATGACCTGTTAAGCGGCGTTGTGAAAGTTGTAGCATCAGTTCATTAAAATCTTCCCATGGATTCTCTGCACCAGTAATACCAACTGATTCAGGGATTTGCTTGACACCGAATGTTACATAGGGATTGTAGCAGGCTTTCAAAAAGCCCAAGAAGATTTGACTGTTAGTTGAGCCAAGTGTAGCTGCCTCAAGTGCTTGACGAATCACGTCCTCTTTGTGAAGGCGACCGTCACTCTCATTCAACTTATTAATCCAACCTGCTGACATTATTATTCCTTAGTAGTGGTGAGCATTTGTTCCGTAAGTTCACGGCGCTCTAATTCTTTACGCAAACGCAACACAGTCATTTCAAAACGACCTGTAGGTTTATCTTCTTTTTTCATAAGGGCGATTTCTTTTTCTCGTTGACTGATTTCAGTTTTCAATTCTAAAATCCTATCGGTATTTTCACTAGCAAACACCGATACACAAGCCAATGACAATAAAAGTGATGCAATGTATTTCATATTAATCTTTCAACAATATTATAACACAGGTTAAATTAAACTTTTGCGAATTCGGGCAATACACCTTGTCGTGCTTCGAGGATAATGTCACGCACAATTTCACGGTCGATGGTATCGCCGCAAAATTCTTCACCTTTTGCTTCTAGGCGCATTTTGTGAATAGCTGTAGCAATTTCAACTTGGAGTTCTGTGAACCCAAACTCGGGGTAGAGTTCGCTGTCGGGACCGTAGAAACTCATAACATATTCCGTGAAACTTTGCATACATGCTCCTTTAATCAATCAATACATGTATTATATACCCAACGCCATTTATTGTCAAGTATTACAAAAGTACTACTTTCTTCTTAGTGCTAGTTCTTCGGATTTCAATCGTTGAACCAGTTGTTTATTGCGTTCATCTTGTTCTTTGCGACCACGCTTTTTGTCATCAGATATCCGTAGTAGCAAATCGTATTGTCGTGCCCATTCAACACCTCGCAACCATACACTAAGTTCTTCCAATGTACCAACAAACACTTCTGCATCACGGCTGTAGATAGGTACACTATCTTTATCTTTTGGAATCAATGCGACAACATCACCGTGATAACTATGATAGAATCCATTCTTAGGATTAGCAAACATGAACCCAAGTTGATTCACTTCTTTTTCTAATCTACGAATTTTTTGAATGTCACCGTATCCACTCATTTAACTCTCCACATTGGTGCGCCACGAACAAACTTACTGATAGGGAATAATACTGGAATCATCAATACTAGAACCCAGACCATTTGAATCCATTCAGGTTCACAAAAACGATACACAAAGATATCAAACATGCCTACGATAAAGTAGATGACACCTGTGTAAAACATATATTGTCCTGGACTAATCATCATATCCTCTCAAAGTCAACAATTTCAATAGCGTTAGATTCAAACACTTCTCCTAGATTGCGGCTACCGACAACACCACTCTTACTTAAATAGAAGCGGTTGTTTGGCATCAACGAACCGTAGATAGTGTCACCTATTTTTACATCCACACCTTTGAACTTTCGCAAAGCCCTTGCTTCAAATACAACAAGTAAGTTAGGATTATTATTATAAATCAACATCATCATACTCCTCGGGTTCTAAATTATAATCCCAACCTTTACCACCTAACTTTTGCCAGTTATCCCATTTCTGCATTTCATCTTTGCAATGTTGTGGCTGACCAATTGACCCAACGACAGCACCGCATAATTGACACCTATAACTAATACCTGAATCTTCGTCAAAATATGCGATACCACCGCAAGGTAGCTTCATAGAATCTATTTCGTATTGAGTTATCATCACCAGCTTGAATGGTATTCAAACCACCAACCCTTCCACTCACCTGCAAGAATTTCTGACAGGAGTTTTTGTGTGTACTCTAAATCTTCAAAGTAGTATTGGTCATACTTTGTGTCACCAAAGAAGAACCCGCTTTGAGTTGGGAGCAACGTAACTGCTTTCTTGTGGTCAGCAAGAACTTGCCCAATCACATCAAGTAGTGCCTGCAAGTCTTCCCTGGACACTTCATAGTTGCCACAGTCATCAACACCTTTTTGTACATTGTCAACGAACCATTTGTGGATAGCGTTCGACTTGCGCCAATAACCAGCTTCGGCAGTAATTTCTTTGATTCGTTTTCCGCCTAGTTCAGGAAATTTGTCACTGATAGATTCAGACAATTCATTTTCATTGTGCCACAAAAAACGCTTGGCGTTCAAATACATATCTAGACCCATTTTATCCTCCAGTTGTTTACGCTTAAATTTCATTTACAAAGTTTTAGAATATCATCGGCACTCATACCTGCTTTAATAGCTTCAATTTTGCAGGTATTTCTTGTATTCTCAATTACTACCATGGGTGAGAATAATGCCGCACAAAGAACCATTAAAAGAATTGCTACCCATTTATCCATTACTTTACTCCTAAAAGTTTCTTTTCTTCTTCTGTCAATTTAGACAGGGCTTTTTCCTTTGCTTCAACCTCTGCTAATTGTTTGCGCAGGTCATCACTTGTCACTACTGTAGCAAGGGGCACAGTGGACTTACCAGATGGTCTACGGTAAGTAGTTGTTTCACTTTCAGCAGGGCACTTAGCGATAAAGAAGTTGTATCCTTTAGGGTTGTCAATATACTTGACTATACAATCTTCCGCTTTGATTTCATAGTCGGTAATGCCTGTTGTTCGGTCACGATTTTCATTGCAACCTGACAGTAGAAAAACTACTGCGGCTAATAGCAAAATATATTTCATTCTTCAACTCCTTATTGAAATTGCCGACGACTGCGACCGATTTCGTCACATTTGGCAACAAACTTTGGATTCAATTCAAATGGCTTGTTGATTGGATCAGTGTTCATCATCCGCTTGAGTTCATCAGCATTAGCAAGAATCAACTCGGCGAACTTTTCCAAATCTACCGAATGTAATGTGACTGCGTTTTCAGGCTTCTTTTCTCCACGATAATAAGCATGACCAGTTTCGTGGGCATTAGCCTGTTCAGCAAGTTGTTTAATTCGTTCATTCATTTTGCGCTTTCCACTGCGATTGTTTTTGTTTTCTCTACACCGTTGTCAAGCATACGAGCAATGCCTGAGAAGCCGACTGTAGCGACTACGATACCGAAGATTGTGCCTAGAATAAATGTTTTCATTTTAGATTACCTTTACATGTGAAAGTTGAGTTGAATTGTCACGGTGACTTTTGACCTTCCCCTCTATTGTAACAGAGGTTCCAATTTCTATGTCCTTTTTGTATGCAAAAAACAACACTTGATCCTCACTGTTCAACCCAGTATAGTACCAAGTACACCAATTTTGAGACCAAAGTTTTTTCACAACCTCAATAGTTTGGGTAGTATTGTCACCCACTTGACCAACAAAACCACCTTGTGCCCACTTGATTTTGTTCTCAACATTGTCACGCTGGGTCATTTTTGCGTATGTTGCAGGGAGACTTGCGATTGTACCAATACCAAGATTGCTAGTGATTGTATCACGGTCGGCAATCTGCATAGCACTTTGCAAGAATGGGGTAAGTGTTTTACCCTCAATCACTTTGAAAGTGAGTGCCTTAAAGTATTGACGAATCTTGCGACCTTCTTCAATGTCGGCTTCAAGAATCGGTGTGCCACTAGCTAAATATTCTTCAACAAGTTGACGATTGGTCTTGTGTGCTTCGATACCAGGGGCTAGTGCTTTGACATAACCTTTGTTAGCACGAAACGCAATCACAGCCGCACCCCAAACATCATCACTGTCATAACTAAAAGTTGGTGTACCGGGTTTAGTCTTACGAAATGAAAGCGTTTTGCGAGGATACGTAATCACCTCGTCCTCATCATCAGCATGACCTAGACGGCGAATGTCTTCCCTAGACCAACCAGTCACATCGACAAATCCTGGCATTATACAATCTCCGCGAGAATACGATTGTACACATCAGCCTTAGCTTGGTAGTATTCATAGTCACGCTCACCTGGGCGAAAGTTACGCCATTGATTTTGACCAGCATAGCTAATGAGGTCTTCTTTCAATGATTCACCTGTATATGATGCAATGAAACCATACAAGTCATAGTGAGCAATGAAACCTGAACACTGATACACAAAGTTGTAACCAGTCTTGTTGAGGTTGTCAATGTTACGGCATGCTTTGACTACGTTAGAAACAATCAAAGATTTTTGGCGTTCTGTCAATGGAGTCATTTCGTTGTCCTTTAGTTAACTGTCTATGTAATGATTATATACCCAAAATGATTTATTGTCAAGCAGTGAAATCGTAGATGTAACCGTAAGAACCATCTTTGGTGATTTGAACTTTACCGTTGTAGTCTTTGAACAACACGTGCCAAATAGAACGGGCTTGACGTTCATCACAAATCACTGACAATGAACCACAGAAGAAACTAGCAGAATTTTCGTCTTTGAGAATTTTAGCAACTTTGGAGAGAACTTCTTTTTCGAACGACATTTTGAACCCTTTTCTTAACTGTCTATGAGATATATTATATACCCAAAACGATTTATTGTCAAGCCTTTTTATTGAGCAAACAATCGGTAAGTGAAACCCTGAGAAGTTAATACTTTTGTGTAACCTTCTTTAGTCCAGTCACCCTCAAGCAAACTGAGGGTATTTTTGTCAACATGAGCAGGCTTGTTAACTTTAACACTAATGAACTTTTTACGGTATTCGATGTAAATGTTCTCAGCAAATACGCACAGTTCCAAAGCCAATTTCATGCGCTCGGCTTTGATTTTTTGATTGTCAGAATAGTTAGTACTATTGACTGCACTACGGAGTCGTGCATCACGCTCGGCGAACCAAGCAAATTGACCAGCTGATTTGTGTTTTGTTTCAGTTTCAAGCATATAAGACTCCTTTAATCAATCAATACAAGTATTATATGCCCAAAACGATTTATTGTCAACCGTTTTTTAAGATATGGTAGGTTAATTCAGGACCGCCCACAAGACAACATTGTTGTGTATACTTTAGCATTCCCTCGTCCTGACGATATTTTGTAAACAAGGGTACTACACGAACCTGCTTGGGTGTTACTTTTATAATCTTGCCCACATAAAGGGTATTGTGATGTGTGAAAGCAACATGGTCATCAATCTTAACTGTACGACCTAGAATGTCTAGGTGTTCTTCGGCTGAAGGTCGATTCATTTCCAATCCTTAAGATGAGCCTGTGTCTCATAGTAGTCAACTCGGGAACGATATAAAATTTTAATCATACCCCAGACTCCATAACAAATCATCACCATTGCTAACTCAAACCATAGTCCAAAATTTAAGATGGTTACTACAATGGATGCCCCAATCACGGAACTCAACAATATGCCAATTATGTCAGCCATTGCCTTTTTACGAGGGGAGAGGTTGTCATATCGTGTGACGATGTTTTTAGCGAGATTTTTAATCATAGATATCCTTACGGTGTTTGGTTTTGCGACTGTAAGACTTTTTCTTACACTTTTCTACTTTTGGCTTGAAGGGCGTGTCAGTGCAGAACAACATATAGTGGTTCCGACTTTTGGGCTTTTCAAGTTTGAGAGTGAATTTCTTATCCATACCGTAATTATAGCAGATACGGTATTTATTGTCAAGCCTCAATAATTCGGTACTTTGAAAATGGATAATGCTCATGTAACCACTCAAGCAAGCCCTCTTGATAGGGTAGTTGAATGTTACCAGTTTTGTCAGTGATGATTCTCATATCCACCACCTTACAAGCGCCGTGAAGTCAATAACGAATAAAAGAAAGTAGTTAGCAAGCATACCAAAGGAACGCCGACTATAAGCGCACCCAGCGTACATAAGAGTAGAGGTAACCCAAGGTATGTATAGATACTTGAGAGGTGGGTTTGGAACGGTGATTGCCATAGTGAGAGCGCAACCAACACTAATAACCCAAGCAATGACCTCAATACAAAAACGTACTCTATGACTTTTGTAATCATTCTTAATCCATTCAAAAATAGGTCCTACAATTTCATTCATGGCTTGGGCACTTCGTCAGTTAGTGTAGGAATCTTACTCTTTGTCTCATTAATATAGTTCCAAAGAATTGCTTCTACCATTTCATTAAAGGTAATGTCACGGTCGTGTGCCATCTTGGCAATAACTAAGAATTCATCATCAGACAAATCAACCGGAACATCCACTTTGTCATTGTTCTTTTTTGTCATTCAATTCTCTCAATCTTGGTTCTATAATATGATTATAGAGGTTTTCCATGACTGCGTAAAGTTGTTTTGCATCCTTTTCAGTCATTCCACTAGTCCAAGGTGGATCCGTATCCAACTTTCTAAGACCATAATCATGCCTATAGTCAAGGCACATTTCATGGATTATTTCTGCTTTGGTTTTCAACGTGATTCCATCAATTTAGAAATCGCATCAACTGCATCTTGCACGGTTGATACTTTACCTTGCAATTCTTCGATGTTAATCTCTAAGCCAAACTCATCTTCAATGTCAATGAATAGTTCTACTACATCTAACGAATCGGCGTTGAGGTCTTTCTCAAAAGTCATTTCTGGTTTAATGATATTTTTATCTACTCTGAAATTCTTAGCAATCAACCCGTAAATTTTATCAATTTGTTCTTGTTTCATTTGTTTTCCTATTAAAGCCAATTATGGCAACTCCACTCATTCAAGTATCTAATACTTGCCTTTTCACTATCACCGAAATGCTTTTTCATAAAAACATTATACGCTGATTGCCACTTCTTTTGAATGTTTTCGGGAGAATGACATGCCAAATAATGCAACCTACCAAACTGCTTGAATATCGTTTTGTTGTTTACTTTGAAACCAACTGGATACCATTCAATTCGAGTTTGCCAATTGTAACTATCACTACGACCATACTTCAATCGTTGTTTCATTACATACGTTTTACTCATGTCTTGGGGGCGAAATCTATTATGAGCCATTTAATGTTTCTTCTAGCCAAGGTTTACAATTTTCCCAAGTAGTGTAGATGTGACTACGACCACCTGCCGCTGTCCATTCGTGACAATTCGAATGACGGTCATCAATCAAAATATCACCCTCTTGACAATGACGATACTTATCAAAACTAAAAGGACCAAAGAAAACAGGGATGCCTTCAAAGTGTTCATGCGCCCACCATACTTTGTCTTGTGCGGCAAATGGCATAGAATAGTCATGTGGCAATGCTGTTAGAAATGCCAGTCCATCTGCCTTACCTTTGTCGACGGCTTCTCTGCAATATTGCACTAGTTCATGTGCTCCGGGCTTTAATGGAAGATTGCGATAGAAACGCAAATCAGCTTTTAGCCTATCCCAGTCTTTCTGAGGGATGCGTTCACCTTTAGCTTCGTCCCAACGCATCTTCAATAATTCTTGTGCATAGTTGAG